GAGGATAGTATCCAAGCCCCTGGTTTGCAGATTTTAGCGGTAGATAGTATCTGCCCGTGTGGGAGAAAATGAAAGTAGCCCGGTAGCCAACACTAATTTATCATGTCGAATTAATATGGGGGATTGAATGCACACGAAATTGCCTTGGAGTACAGATTCGATTGGCGCTGTCAATAATTTCATCGACATCGTACATCATGATCGATCAAAATGGGCTATCACAAGAGCTTTATGTCGGGTACAAGCGCGACCTACTTGGGCGGCGGAAGGAAAAGCAAACGCCGATCTGATCGTCCGCGCCGTCAACAATCATGAATCGTTGGTTTCGGCACTGGAAGTTGCGCACCGATACATTGCAAAACTCGATGCGCCATTTCCTAAAGAGTGGAAGGCAATTCTTCCACAGATAGAAGAAGCACTCGCAAAGGCAAAATCATGAAAGTAACTTTTGAACACGAAGAAATCGAAGAGTTGATTCTAGCGGAGGCAATCCGCATAGGGATCAAGGTCAACTATTGCAACCTAAAAGGCACCTACGGGAATTGTACGGCTGAATTGGAATGGGTAGATCCGCCAGAAGCCGCGCCTATTTTGATGCCACCGCCACCGCCAACGAACACGGAGTCCTTATGAACAAGGTGCAAATGGCCGCAGAGCTTTACAATATGCGAGATAGGGCCAAGCGGCTTTGCGGCGATAACTACTTTGACCGCATGGCGCAGCTTGGTTCGGAATTGCAAGACATCGCTAAAAAATCTAACAAGGGATTGCTTGAAACGGCTATCGATCTTGCTAAAGAGCGTTACTACGCCGGCCTTGATTTGATGATGCTGATGGCCGCAGTTGTCGAACTTACGGAGCCTTCAAAATGACTATCCCAACTCGTATCAAATGCCGCAATCCGATCTGGACAAGCAATTTCACGCTATCGGTATTGGGCGTAATTTTCGTTGTCGTCGCGTTCCTGCTTTTGTCAAACGACGATTTGCAGCAGCAAGAACGGGCCGAAGCGCACAAGGCTGAGACGATTGCAGCGGCACGGCTGGCGGCGCATGAAAAGGCAAATCAATTGCGCAAAGATGGTCTTTTGGATCGAGCGAATGCCATGCTCGCGCCTTGCTGCCAGGCGGTTGCAAAATGACTTCGTGCGACTACTGCCACGCCGATGTGCCATTGCTCACTATCGGTCACCCTGATTATCCATACCGGCGCGATTACGGCCCTGTCTATACGTGCGCACCGTGCGGCGCATGGGTAGGATGCCACTCAGGCACAAGAATCGCTCTCGGGCGGCTGGCAAATGCTGAATTGCGGGCGGCGAAAATGGCGGCACATGCGGCATTTGATCCGCTATGGGAACGGAAAATAGCGATTGACAAATGCAATAAGGGCTATGCGCGCCGCGCTGGCTATAAATGGCTTGCTGGGCAACTTGGCTTGCCGGTTTATAAAACTCATATTGGACATTTTGATATTGACCAGTGTAATCGCGTTATTGCGATTTGCTGCCAGGCGCACGAAACAAAATAAAGGCCAGCAATGAAAATTTACGTGACGAAGCATTGCTTGACGAAAGGCATTCAAGAAATGGATGCCACCATCTTCGACGGATACGCAACTGTTCGCCCTAATGGCGATTGGTACCCTGTCGATTTCGGCAAGGGCGAATGGTTCACGGCAAAGCGCGATGCTGTCACGAATGCCAATGAGCGGGTATCAACAAAAATCAAAAGCGTTGAACGGCAACTTGCGAAACTTCGGGCGATGAAATTCGACAAATAACGCTTGACACGCAAAACCGCATTTGCAATACTATCGCTAATCCTTGGAAGGGATCAAAATGAAGCCGTTTAGATTTGCGCGCTGTTTGGAAAGTCGAAAGACCTTCCGTTTCCCTTCCAAGAAAACAGCGCGCGATTCTAAGCGGCTTTTTGCTTTTCAGAATTCAAATAATTAATTGGAGAAAATAAATGAGCAATGAATTATCAACTTTCACACTCGAGCCGCGCAGTTTGGCTGAAGCGATGGAATACGCAAAGATCATCGCATCTAGCGACATGGTTCCGAAGGATTACATCAACAAGCCTGGTAACGTTCTTGTTGCCGTGCAGACCGGCGCAGAGCTTGGGCTGAAGCCGATGCAGTCGCTTCAGGGTATCGCGGTAATCAATGGCAGGCCGACGATTTGGGGTGACGCCCAATGGGCGCTAATCGTCGGGCATCCCGACTTCGAGTATTCCAAAGACGACCTTTCCGACACGAAGGCGACGGTATGGCTTAAGCGCCGTAACCAGCCCGAAATCATGCGGTCATTCTCGATTGAGGACGCGAAGAAGGCGGGTTTGTCTGGAAAGTCCGGGCCATGGACGACAAACCCAAAGCGGATGATGCACATGCGCGCCCGCGCATTCGCTTCGCGTGACCTGTTCCCCGATGCGCTTAAGGGCATCAAGTCCGTTGAGGAAGTCCGCGACTACGGGCCAGAAGGACAAGCCGAAATCGATATCACGCCAAAGCAGGATGTGATCGCAGATGTAAAAAAGCCGGAATTCCTAGCGTCAGAAAAGTTCGACGCGAACAAGGAGTCGTGGCGCAAGTTGATCGACACGAAGAAAAAGACGGCCGATACGCTGATCGCGTTCCTGGACTCCAAAGCGCCTTTGACTGAAACGCAAAAGTCGGAAATAAAGTCGTGGGAAGCGCCGGTTATCGATGATGTTGTCGATGCCGACTTCGATGATACTTACGTGCCGGAATGATGTTTAACAAAAGGATAAAATCCATGATTCACTCACTTACCCAAGGATCGGACGAATGGCATGCTTTTCGTCTTGACCACGATGGCGCTAGCGAAGCTGCCTCGGCGCTCGGTCTATCAAAGAAAGTAAAACGCAGCGAGTTACTGCGCATGAAGAACACCGGAATCGCACGCGAATTTAGCGATTGGGTTCAAAGCAATATTCTCGATTATGGACATGAAGTCGAAGCAATGGCACGCCCATTGGTTGAAGAGCTTATCGGGGAAGACCTGTATCCGGTTACGTGCTCGGTCGGCAGATTGTCGGCATCTTGCGACGGCTTGACGCTATCGGAAGAAATCGCCTTTGAGCATAAACAATGGAACAAAGAGTTAGCTGCATCGGTAGCTGCTGGCGTATTGCCAGAAGAGCATATGCCGCAGTGCCAACAAATCATGCTAGTCACCGGCTCCAAAAAAGTCATCTTTGTTGTTTCAGATGGAACCCGCGATAACTTTGCCTACATGTGGGTGATAGCCGATGAAGCATGGTTTGACCGGCTTCGTGCTGGCTGGGCGCAATTCAACAAAGATTTGGCTTCATACACTCCGAGCGTCATTGCTGAAAAGCCGCAAGCAGAGCCGACAATGGCCCTTCCTGGTCTTTTCATTCAAGCACGAGGAGAAGTGACGACGAATAACATTGAGGCGTTCGGAGCCGCTAAAACCGCGTTCCTTGCATCCATCAAAACCACGCCGGTAACTGACCAGGATTTCGCAAATGCAAAAGAGGCCGGGAAGACCTGCCGCGAGGCTGTCGAAAAATTGGAGATGGTCAAACAAGCGATGCTTTCGCAGACCGTGACCATCGGCGAAGCTGCTGCACAGATTGATTTGTGGAAAGAAGAATTTCGCTTGGCAGCATTGGAGCGCGAAAAAGTCGTCGAACGTGAAACCGAAGTCCGTCGGCTGGCAATTCTCAATAAAGCCAAAACGGAATACGCCGAACATATTGCAGCGCTTGAACTTGAAACGGCCCCAATACGAATCGCCATTCTCGCGCCGGACTTCGCGGCAGCAATGAAGGGGAAGAAGTCAATTAATGGATGGCAGGATGCCGTCGATACGGCAACGGCGAACGGCAAGATTGCCGCTAATTTAGCAGCAAAGGATATTCGGACAAAGCTCGCACGGTACAAGGAAACTTCGGATGGGTTTGAATTCCTGTTCGCCGACTTGTCGCAAATCATTGTGAAGCCGACGGACGACTTTCAATTGATTGTGACTACTCGCATCGATGCGCATAAGAAAACCAAGGCCGACGAATTGGAGGCATTGCGCATCAAGATTCAAAAGGAAGAGGAAGATAAAGCAACGGCCAAGGCAGCAGCGGAAGCCAAGGAAATGGCTGACGCTGAGGTTGCTGCGCAAGTGATTGCCAGCCAACCCGCCGAAGTGGCAATCGATGCAGTTGCGCCAGCGCCAACCCGTCAAGCGTTTTATGGAACTCCGGCCCCGCGCACTGTCAATGTGTCGAGGTCATCGGCATTGGTCAATCTCGGCAACATCAATACCGAACTTGGCTTCATGGTGACTGCTGATTTTCTTAACCGGCTTGGATTTTCCGCAGTTCAACAAAAGAATGCGAAGCTATACTACGAAACAGACATGCCAAGCATCTACGCAGCGATCATTCGGCATATTCAAACTGTCGCGGCGAAGACCATCAAATCCGCAGCTTAATAACATTGGAGAGCCACATCATGGATAACGAAATCAAGCAACGCCCGACATTTGACATGATCGAAGTCGTTAGCAGTCAAGTAAAGAGTAGCGGCTACGACCCGGCAACCAACACGCTGGCCGTGCAATTCCCGGACAAGAAAGACGGATCTCTGGGATCGCTTTATCATTACGCCAATTTTACGGAAGACGAATTTTTGCAATTCAAGAATGCCGAATCTGTTGGATCGTTTTTTATCAACCGCATAAAAAAATTCCCCGATCTTTTCCCTTATGTGAAAATAGGTTAAGCAAATGATCCATCCATCCAACCGTTACCCGGCAATCAGCGAAGCCGAAATCGACGCCCATATCAACGAATCCAAACGACTGCAAGAGGAAGCAATCGAAGCTGAACACGCCCGTAAAGCGCATGCGGAAGGCGATCGGCTTGAGGTCGAAGAAACTGAGCGCACACGCAAATCACGCGCCGAAGCCATAGCAACCGCCGAAACAGATGCATTTTATGCGCTGCATCCAATCCAATTTGGACGCAACCAGGAAACCGCCGCTGAAATGCTCGGGGATGGGCGCGGGGAAATTCCTGCAATCGAGACTTGGCCGGAAGTCCTTTTTTTGAATGCAAATGAGGAAGGCGATTTGCATCCAATGCTTGAATACGATCTTGAGAATGTTTGCTGGACTGGCGATTCTCCTGCATTGAGCGGGCATATCAAATACATCCGCGCCGATCTTGTGGAGCGATTGATTGCGGACGCGAAGGGGATGTGATGGACAGCCAAGAAGCTGCATTCAAAAAAATATTCGACATGGAGTGGCACGAGCCAACCGTAAAAGATTCGTGCCTTTATCTGCCTCGCCGACGCCAAGCGTATTTGGAATATCTTGACGTTTGGCGCGCAGCACTACTCTACGCATCGCAGCAGCAATCGGAGAGGGATAAGAAGATTTCCTCTCTACTTGCCGAATACGAATCGAAAAATCTGAATTCTCTTTGGTGCATTACTGAAGTTGTAAAAATCTGGAACGAGGCTAAAGATGAAAAACTATCCGCTCAGCATTGATGTACACGTTGGCGATGAGGTTTCGATTTCCTCTCGCGGGCATCACGATCTTGATGCTTTCAAAGTCGCCGCAAAGCCGTACCTGGAAGAGCTTGCACTGCCTGATGACTATTTTTCTGACCCGGTGCACACGTGGTGGCGAGTAATTCCAGACGGCGATGAAGGATGCTATATCGCAATTGCAAAGCCGCATTCACGCGGCGCTTACCCTGTAACAGTAATTGAGGAGAAATATCCATGAGCACCACAAACAAAATGACGGTGGCGGAACGGGATGCTGCGATTATGGCAGCTATTGCTGAGTGCGATGAGCTTTTAGAAGACCCAGGCAAATGGAGGAATTTCAAAGCGCAATCGGCAATAGAGCAAATCAGCGCACTCATGGCGCAGCCGGTCGAGCCGGTGAGATTTGAAGTAGTGGAAGAAAGCGACGAAGTTAAACGGATGCTTTCTGAGTTACCTATCGAAGATGCTGCCGAGCCGGCAAAGATCGAACCAGCTGCTCAAGAGGTCGTGGCAGTTACGCATACCTGCGAAGATGACTATCAGCATTTTCTTTCGACGCACGGATATCTATCGACAGAATTGCGTCGTGAAGCGTTTGAAGCGGCTTGGTCGCCACCAGCGCAACTACTAGACGAGTCTCAAAGTTGGAAAGAATCCGCTTACGCATTGCGGGATCGGTTGTCTGTCGCATTGGAGGAACTTGCAGCGCTGAAGGCTGATCTGCGACCACCGGACGAGCAAGGTCAATGGGTAAATTGTTCACCTTCTCTTCTAAATGCAGGAGTAAGTTGCGCAAATACACCACGCAGGGCTTCCAAAGATCCTTGTAACTCTCACGATCATTTTATTGCATGGCGCCCCTCCCCGCAGCCACCAGCCATTGTCGCCCTCGCGCAGCAGAAAGGAAATCATGAAATGGTCAAGGCGGACGTGCTGGATTCGTCTCAATCTCTGCAAGAGGACTTTAATCGCCTCAAAGCCGAGCGCGAGTCAGACAAAGCAGATGCGGAAAGGCTGCGAGGGTTCATAAGACTGTGCGGTTACGTAGAAAACGGCTCCGATACAGTGGTGACACTTTTTCAAGATGACGCAACGAGAGAGTGGTTTGTTAAGCTGAATAAAACCCCCTGCTATTACGGCAATTCTGCCCGTTCCGCTATTGATGCCGCCATCGCGCAGCAGAAAGGCGAGAAATCATGAATTGCAAATATGTTCGACAATATTACTCAGTACCTGCGCGGATAGAAAGCCACGTTACCGTCAGCGGTAAGCCGGGAATTATTGCGGAAGATCGAGGCCACTATATCGGCGTGAATTTTGATGCGGATAAGCCTGGCGTGATACGAAATGTGCATCCGACTTTTGATGTCGAATATCTCGGTATGGGAGAAATTCGGAAATTGACTGCGGCACAGCAGCGTTATCGTGATTATCTCGACGTTTCCGAGTGCTTTGATGGATTCCTGCATTTTCTTAAATCCCGCGCAGCAGAAAAGAAATCATGAGCAAACCGCGTGAATGCCCGATGTGCCGAGGCGAGGAAATTTACTTTTCCGAAGTCGATACGCATCGCTGGATGAATGTTTCCTGCCATTGCGGGATTAAATTCGAGGTTGCGAAGACCAATAGCTCGCTGCCTGCCGGGCACTCTGTGAATACTGCTGGGGCTATTGAGCAATGGAATACCCGCGCACCCGACCCGCAAGTCACGCAGTTGAAGAAGGAAAAATAAAAATACCCATCCAAAATAATTTGTATGCGATGCAAATATCGATCAAGCATCTAGGTCAGTTTGCGATTTTGTGCAATTTGGCACTTTTTGCAAAGTGGGAGGCTCCAGAATTTCAACCCATGCGAACACCGGGAAATACCAGTTGACATCCTCCCCGCCCTAAAGGACGGGGATTCCTACGGCGCTGCGCGATGATTTGCGAGTCGCTTCGGTGGGAACCTGCTTCATCGAGCGGCCTGACTGCGCCGTCTCTCCACGGGCTAAGACGCGATGTCCTCGCGCTAAAACATTGATCGCGCCGACCACATCGGCGTGATTTTCGTAACCGCAATCGACGCACAGAAATTTCGCTTGTGTTTGCCGATTGTCTTTCGATACATGGGCGCAAGCCGGGCACGTCTGGCTTGTATGGTGAGGCGGAACGGCCATTAACATTCCGCCGTGCCAAACTACCTTATACGCCAGTTGGCGTCTGAACTCGCCCCAACCCTGATCGAGAATGGAACGGTTCAGGCCAGATTTGGCCTTGACGTTGCGCCCTGGCGAATCGCTGCTGCCTGCTGCGGACTTGGACATATTCCGTACCTGCAAATCCTCAATGCATACGAGCGCGTGGTTTTGGCTGATCGTCGTTGTGGTTTTGTGCAGGAAGTCTTTGCGGGCGTTAGCGATGCCGGTGTGAATCTTCTGGACGCGGGCCTTCGCCTTCTTCCAGTTACTGCTGAACTTGACCTTACGGCTCATGCGGCGCTGGTAGCGCGCAAGGCGTTGCTGGTGTTTCTTGAAGCTGTTGAGCGGCGCGACGAAGTCCCCATCGCTGAACGTGGCGAAGCGGGCGATACCGACATCGATGCCGATGGCGGTGGTCGCCGTAGGCAGCGGCTGTTCGACTTCGCGTTGCGTCTGGATCGACGCGAACCACTTGCCGCCCGACTGACTCACGGTGACATTGCGGACCTCGCCCAGCACATCACGGCTGTTGCGGTAGCGCAGCCAGCCGAGCTTGGGAAGGAAGATGCGGCCGTTACCCTGATCGAGCTTGATCTGTTTCGAGTCGGGGTAGCGAAAAGTATCACCGCTACCCTTGCGCTTAAATTTTGGAAAGTCGGCGCGTTTCTCGAAGAAATTCTTGTACGCCCTCTCCAAATCCTTCAAGGCATGTTGCAGTGGGTGACACGGCGCGGCCTTCAGCCAAGGTGTGTCGGGACCATTGCGCCACCCAGTCAATTGCTTCGCCGTGGCGACGTAGCCAATGAACTTGTTGCCCGCCTCGTGGTTTTCCTGTTGCATCGCCAGCGCTTTGTTGTAGACGAACCGGCATGATCCAGCGAAGCGGCGCATATCGCGCTCTTGCTCGCCATCGGGCATTAGTTCGTATTTGTAGGCTTGTAAGCGTTGCATACTTCAATTATAGTTTGGTCTATGAGCAATGACAACGATATCGGCTTCGCCGTCCGCGCTCTTGACCCCGCCCTGAAGGGCGAGGTTTGCCGCGCAACCGATCATGCCGGCGGGAATAACTTGAGATAGCCAGGATATACCGCGTCCGACATGTGCCATTCGGTCGGGATAGCGTCTTTCAAACCGCCGGGGGCATATTTCAAATCCAGTTGCGGATACGTCGCCACCCACGGAAACGGAGGCAGATCAACGATGAAATCCGGCCCGTTGCGCGTCGAAGTCACGAGGTTGATGATGCCATTCTTATTTTGTCTCTGCGCCCAATCCGAGTATTTCTGCCAGCCGAATCGCGCCGCTTCAAAAATAGACAGCGTGGTCTTGTGGCCGTCGAGAGCAAACAGCGATGCAAGCGCGTCAGCAAGGCTTCCAGCGCGTGAATGACCTTGAATGGCTATGTCCTTACCTGAAGCAAGCGCAAGCGGCTTGACGACCGCATAGATAGCTTGCGCTGCTTCTAAAAACTCGCCGTGTACGCCGCCCCATACTGGATGGTTTACGGGAATGAAATCTATATTATCCCGCCAAAGCTCCCAATCAAATGTCCCTTCCGGTGTGATTGTGAAGGTATCGGCAATGACCTTGATGCCAATCACGTCATTACCGACCTTCAGCACCTTATCAAATATCGCTGCGCGGCCAGCGTCATCGTAGATTGCGCACATCGCCAACCACGCGGCGTATTGACGTGAAATCATTTTGCGGGTACGGCAGAAATGGCGGCGGCTGGCTGAATCGCGGTAGTCTGCACCGACATGTTCCCGCTTGGCAGAATAGTGGTCACGCCGACATTAGGAACCGGGCACGCCATAAACACGGCATTGACCGCGTTAGGGCTTCCCGAGGTGCTGGAAATCCGCTGCAACGCGCCGATGTTGACCGCACACGAGCTATCCAGCCAGGCGCGCAGCTTGATATCGTCAAGCTCTTGCGTGTTCTTTTTCGCGCCTGCATAGTCCGACATGCTCGTGGTAAGCGCAGTTGCATTCCATGCGTTGACGGTTCCGCATCCGGCGAGGAATGTGGCGAGCAGTCCAGCAATTGCGGCACTGATAATTAAGTTACGTTTGTTCATAACATCCCCTTAGTGTCTTTCGACGGTTACGGTGCAATTTTGATTGCCCCAAAAATCAGTAGTGCATGTGCGCGTTTCGGTGCGCGTTGTTTGGTCAGGTGCGAGCAATACAGCGCCAACGATCGCCGCACCTTCAGCGACTTCGCCAACGTCTTCCCACGTTGCTTTTTGCGCTGGAGTATTGGCGCATCCAGACAGCAGCCAGGCAAGAGCGAGAATGATAGCCAGTGCCGGCAGATAGACTAGATCGTGATATTTCACGGTGCCCCCGTTGTCGCTGCTGGCGTGTCGCCCTGCGAAGTCTTGAGATGATACGCCCCGATCCCGGCAAGGTAAAGCTGGCATCCGGTAATCAGTTGCGCGGCATCGGGCACTTTGAATACGACTAGCGCAACCCAAATTCCTACTGCGATGATCCCGGTTCCGAGTTTTATGTTTGTGTCTGTTAACATGGCTTCCTTTCAGGTTGTTGGTGCGTCGTACTGCGTGAGGTTGCGGGCGTGTATTTCGTTGACGATCATCTGACCGTATCCCGGTGTGGTACTGTAGCCAGCCGCACCAATGGCGATTGCCTGGCTAGGCCCATCGGCAGCATTCAGCGCAGCGAGGTAGCGCGTAGGCTTCCCATTGTTCGCCAAAAATGCCGCATGATCTGCGATGCTTTCCGCTGGGCTTGGATAGGCGCGAAACTTTTCCTGTTCCGGCGTATCGACGCCATGCACGTATTCGTGCGTCGATTCCATTACTGTCGCGCCATGCCAGTTGAATGCCTGAATGCCGTACAGATTATTGCCAGGTGCTTTCGTGCCCCACGCCGATTCGAAAATGGCCTGTGCGATGGATACGCTCGCAAACACGCCCCATTGTTTCTGTGCCGCCTGCGCGCCAGGCACGAGGCTGACAATGAAGTCATTTTGTTGTTGTGGTGTCATTTTGCAACAATCTCAAGAATTTGTTTCCACGAAATTTTGTCGCCGTGGTACATGGCTGTAGCGATGGCGATCACGATTAAAATCGGCGCAAGAAGCTTCGATAAACTGCTCATCCATCGGACGCGCCCGGCAACGAATGCCGCTGTCAGTCTACCCCATATCGAAACCTTTTTCCCGAATTGCGAAAGCCTTACAAGATCGGCGGTATCCTCTGCCGTTTTCTGCGCAAGCACGGCAGTCTGCTTTGTAAGCTCGGTATTCTCGGAAAGCGCCGATGCCAATGTCTCGATGTGCCCGGTCAATTTCGTGACGTGCCCGGTCAGTATTGCGACATCGCTCTTGATTTCAGTGAATTGCTTTTTACCTTCTTCGAGGCTTTCCATCGTAAATTCCTGAAATTGATCGTGCGTCATCGTTGATCGCGGATTTTTCCGGCGCTCCGGCTCGTGGGCGAAAGCGTTCATGCGATAACCTCATCTGGCATCAAAACAAATCCGGTCTTTTTCGGGAAAATCTGCAAGACCCATTCCGGGAATGTCGATAGATGAATTCCGTGCATTTTTCGAATGTGATATTTTTCATTCAACGGCAGCATGTTGAATTTGCTATCAACGAACTCAACGGGATTTGATGGATCGAACGCTGCCCAATCCATTCCCCAGCATACTTCTAACCATTTGCAAAATTTGAACAGCAGCGATTCGGAGGCAGGGAAAAATTGCCCTGGTATCGGCTGGTCGGTTTCCAAATCCAATACAGGCATTTGCGTAATTACGCCAGTCGCCACTCCCTTGACTTGCTCCCATTCTATCTCATCTCGTGCCGCATATTCGCACATGACATGATGATATTGTGGATGTGGTTGGCCGGATATCGCGCAGACTGCCCCGCGCCTATCCTCTTCCCGCTTCATGCGCTCAAAATAGATTGACGGCTTGCGTGGCTCCGGCTCGTCGATGTAGAACAGATCGACATGCAGTGTGGCGCTTATTTCGTGTTCGCCTTTTGGTGCATTCATGCTTTACTCTCGCCCAATAAAAAAGCGCCCGAAGGCGCTTGATTGTGAAAATTTGTTTTTAAAAAGAATATTCGATACCGACAAACGGCGCGTAACCGAGCGAACTGGACACGACCGGGCGATACCACGTCATCTCTTTTGCAACAGGGTCGTATTGCGAGTTGTTGGCAGATGTCGGGATGATCTTGCCGATGATCGAGAATCCATTGCCGAGCGCGTAGGACGCCGATAGGCCGATGCCTAGCGCGCCCTTGACTGTGTGCGACGTGCGCGACACTACGGACGCTTGAGCCTGATTATTCACATTTTTCCAGTTGAAATTTACGTTGTCGTAACTCATGAAAGAGTCGTAGCCCTGCACGCCGAGCGTCACATCACCAACCGTGCGCCGCAGATCGACAAAGGCGAATGGGTCAGAGCCTTGACCTTGCATGTGCGACAAAGACCACGCTGGACATGGGCCGTCAACGTCGCAAACGATGGCATC